TAAGGAAATTTTAGGAGGATAAATGGCAAATACGTTCAAAGTTATCACATTCGCAGCCGAGCCCGCTAGTGCCGGCACAGCATATAAAATGTATACTGTCGCTGGTAGTACAACTACAGTTGTACTTGGTTTAATTCTTACTAACATTCATACAACTGCAGTAACTGTAGAAGTAGAATTAGTTAGTGATACAGGAAGCAGAGGTGGAGCTAATAATGTTACAAACGGAACATCTTTCTTAGTGAAGGATGTAACTATACCGGCAGGGAGTTCTTTGGAACTTTTATCTGGTGGCAAAGTTGTTTTAGAAACTACAGATTATTTAAACATAGACTGTTCTGTAGCTGATAAAGTTTCAGGAACATTGTCTATAATGGAGATAACGTAAGATGGCTTATATTGGAAAATCGCCAGCAACAGTAGCTTTAGCTGCTAGTGATATTACAGATGGAATAGTATCAAATGCTAAACTAGCACAAGATATAATTTCTGGAGACACAGCTTTAGGTGCAACACCGGCAGACACAGATGAATTTTTAGTATCAGATGCTGGTACTCTAAAAAGAGTTGACTACTCATACATTAAAGGTGGTGGATCATGGAATTTAATTAAAACTTTAACTTCCGATGGTTCTGACTCTGACTTATCTTTTGTTGATGGCACGTCAGATGTAACTCTGGACAGCACTTATTCTCATTATGTTTTTATTTTTATAAATATGCATCCAGAAGAGAACGACCGATTTCTTACATTTCAAGCAAATGCAGCTGGAGGAAGTGGATATAATGAAACTATTATTTCAACTGCTTTTAGATCAGAACATTATGAAAATGATACAGCAACTGGATTAGCTTATCATACTGCTTCTGATCAAAATGGTACTGCTGCACAAAGGTTAGATGCTGGAGAAGGAGTTGGTAATGACAACGATCAATCAATATCAGGAGAGCTACATTTATTTAATCCTAGTTCTACAACTTACGCAAAAAATTGGTATTCAATAAATCAAAAATATACTGCTAGTGATATTTCTGCTTTAAGTTTTACTTCAGGTTATATAAATACTGCTTCAGCTATTGATGAAATCCAGTTTAAATTTACAAGTGGCGAAATTCAAGGTGGGATCATAAAATTATATGGAATTTCATAGGAGAAAATATCAGCATTATTTGGAGATTAATTTATGGCATATATAGGAAAAGAACCAATAGTAGGAAACTTTCAAGTTTGTGATGCTATATCTGTAGTAAATGGACAAGCAGCATACACACTACAAGTAAGTTCTACAAATGTAGTTCCTGAAAGTGCAAATCATATGTTGGTTTCACTTAATGGAATTTTACAGGCACCGGTCACTTCATTTACAGTAAGTTCCTCAACTCTGACGTTCGCCTCAAATTTGGCAACCGGCGATGTTATAGACTTTGTAATCTTGTTAGGTAATGTTTTAGACTTGGGTACAGTTTCGGATAATACAATTGCAACTGCTAAAATTCAAGATGATGCTATAACTTTAGCAAAGATGGCTAGTGGAACTGATGGAAATATAATTAGTTATGATGCAAGTGGTAATCCTGTAGCAATCGCTACTGGGAGTGATGGACAAGTATTAACAAGTACAGGTGCTGGATCACCTCCAGCTTTTGAAGCTCTTTCTGCTGGAAAAATTTTACAAGTTGTTGAAGGTGATCTTAGTACTAAATTTGAAACTAATAACTCAAGCTCACATCAAGCTACTGGTCTTGATGTAGACATAACTTGTTCTGCAACAAGTAGCAAAGTTTTCGTACTTACATCATTTCAAGCTAGAAGTACTGATACTAATCAAGCTCATTTTACTATCTATAGAGATAGTACTAATTTAGCTGGAGGAGATGTGCATTTTGTAAGCATAAATAGTGCTGGTGGTAACTTTAATTGTGGTGTTACTATGCAATGTTTAGATTCTCCAAGCAGTACCTCAGCTCTTACATATCAAGTTTATTGTTATCATGCTTCTGGTGGTGGTGCATATGCAGTTCTAAATGATAGTGCTATAGCAGCTAAAATAACAGTATTCGAAATAGGAGCTTAATATGATTATTGAAGCAATTACAAAAATTAAATCAGATGCAGTAGTTAGTATAAAAGGAAGCAATATAGATACTTGTGAAATAACTTGGCATGATGGTAATCCAACAAATATTACTAAAGATCAAATCAAAGCTAAAATAGATGAAACTGCTTATCAAGGTAAAAGAGAAAAAGAATATCCATCTATTAAAGATCAATTAGATGATATTTATCACAATGGAATTGATGGTTGGAAAGCTACTATTAAAGTAACTAAAGATAAATATCCAAAGGAGTAGACTATGGCAATCAAAGTAGCCAATAATCAATCCTTGACTGCAATTACAGCTTTACCATCAGGAGTTTCTGGTGGTGCTATGACTTTATTAGCTACCGAAACAGCATCAAGTTCAGCTACAATTTCTTTTACAAGTGATATTGATGATACCTATGATGAGTATGTGTTTAGGTTTTATGATATTCATCCAGGAACTGATGATGTTAAACTTACTTTTCAAGCTAATGCTGCTGGTGGATCAGGTTACAATGAAACTATTTCATCAACTTCATTTGGTGCAGTTCATGATGAAGCAAATACAACTGCTCAAGTAGCTTATGTTGCTGCTGGAGATCAAGCACAAGGAACAAGTTTTCAACAATTATCCTCTAATTCCTCTATAGGAGCTGATAACGATCAAAGTTTATCAGGATATTTACATTTATTTAATCCATCATCAACTACATTTGTTAAACATTTTATAAGTCGAACACAGTTTATATCAAGTTCAGATTTTTCAGTAGATGATTATCATGCTGGATATTTTAATACAACTTCGGCTATTGACGAAATACAATTTAAAATGTCAGATGGCGACATAGACGCCGGAGTTATAAAAATGTATGGAGTTTCTTAATGGCATTAGTTAAATACAACAACAATTCTATAAGTGCTATTACAACAGCATCTGGTTTAGCTAATGGTGCTATGACTTTGATTAAAGAATTAACTGCTAGTTCTAGTGGTGATTTATCTTTTGTTGATGGAGCTTCTGATGTTGTATTAGATAATACATATCCTGTTTATTTATTTAAGTTTATTGGTATACATCCTCAAACAGATGCTGTAGAATTTCAATTTAATATGAGTATAGATAGTGGTTCTAATTATAATGTAACTAAAACCACAACTGCCACACAAACCTATCATCATGAAGATGGTACTCATGCATCATTAGATTATTCAACAGCTGGAGATTTAGCTCAATCAACAAGTTTTTGCAGATTTACTAACGGAGATAATGTTGGTAATGACAACGATCAAAATATATCAGGCGAACTTTGGCTATTTAATCCATCCAGCACAACTTTTGTAAAACATTTTATGGGTACTGCATCAAATGCTGGTGGAGGTAATTATAGTACAAATGAGCTTGTAGCTGGATATTGTAATACAACAAGTGCAGTAGACGCTGTTCAGTTTGCAACGAGTTCAGGAAATATGGATGCTGGTACAATAAAACTCTATGGAATTAAGGATAGTTAATGGCTTTAGTTAAATTAAATAATAGAGGTGTAAGATCAGCTACTGCTTTTGGAAGTATTACTGGAGTAGGTAGTATGGTACTTATTAAAAAACTAACGTCCGATGGATCAGATGACGATTTATCTTTTGTTCATGGGACATCAGATGTTGTTCTAGATTCTACCTATAAAGAATATTTATTTATTTTCAAGGATATTCACCCAGAAACTAATAGAGCAAAATTTACTTTTAATGGAAGTATAGACGCTGGTAGTAATTATAATGTAGCTAAAACTACGACTGATATTTATTCTTATCATAATGAAGACGATACTGGTACTGGAGTTGGTTACTCAGCTGGAAGTGATCTAGCTCAAGGAACTGGTTTTCAAGCTCTTTCAACAAATCTTAATGTTGGCAATGATGATTGTTTTGCTGGATATTTACATTTATTTAACCCCTCTTCCGATACATTTGTAAAACATTTTATTTCTAGAGGTAATAGTTCTTATGTTTCAAGTGGTGGAACAGCAGCATCAGAGGAAGATTATATTGCTGGATACTTTAACACCACATCTGACATTGACGCAGTACAGTTTAAAATGGATTCTGATGAAATCCAAGCAGGAACCATCACACTTTACGGAATCAAATAACTTGATATGGAGAAAAAACTACTATAAATAACAACAAAGGAGGAAAACTATGCCAAGATATCATAATATAAACGGTGTAAAAGTTCAATTTACAGCTGAAGAAGAAACAGCTAGAGATGCTGAAGAAAAAGCGTGGGCTGATGGTGCTGTAGGAAGAGCACAAGCTGATCTTAGAGAAAAAAGAAACAAATTATTAGCTGAAACTGATTTTTACGCTTTGTCTGATGTAACTCTATCTGACGATATGAAAACATATCGTAAAGATTTAAGAGACTTACCAGCAGGTAAAGATACTGTTGATAAATGTACTAACGCGACATGGCCGACTAAACCATAAGGCATAGAATAGACTCACTATGCTACAGAAATTAAAATTTCAACCAGGTTTTAATAAACAAGTCACAGCCACTGGAGGCGAAGGCCAATGGATTAGTGGTGACTATGTTCGTTTTAGATATGGTTCACCTGAAAAGATAGGCGGTTGGGCACAACTAGGAGACAGTACTCTTACAGGAAGAAATACAGCATTACACCATTTTGTTAATGCGTCAGGAATTAAATACGCAGCTATTGGTACAAACAGATTTTTATATGTATATTCTGGAGGAGCATTCTATGATATTACTCCTCTTAAAAGTACAACAACATTAACAAGCGCCTTTACAACAACACAAAGTGATGCAACGGTTACAATCACATTTGCATCTGATCATAACATTACGAAATATGACATTGTTCGTTTGGATAATTTTTCTACTATCACTGATTCTGATTTTGACTCCGATGATTTTGATGACACTAATTTCATGGTTACAACGGTTCCAACTTCTACAACAATTACCATTGAAATGGGATCAGCTGAATCTGGATCAGGAGCAAGTACTTCTGGAGGAATAAGAGTTCAACATTTTTATTCAATTGGTCCTGCAACGGAAGCATCAGCTGCTGGTTGGGGTCTTGGATTATGGGGTGGTACTGTAGCTGGTGAAGTTTATGATACCTTAGATGGAGCATTGACAAATTCTTCAACAAGTATTGTTTTAGATGATTCAACAGGATTTCCTGCTTCAGGAACAGTTTTAATAGATGATGAAAGAATTGCTTATACATCAAACACTACTGGTTCTGGAACTTTATCAGGTTTAACTAGAGGATCAGATAACACTACAGCAGCAGCGCACTCTGATGGAGCAACAGTAACAGATGCTTCCGAATATACTAAATGGGGTGCATCGCAAACTGGAGATATTGTAACAGCTCCAGGACTTTGGTCCTTGGACAATTATGGAAATAAACTTATTGCAACTATCGTGGATGGTGCAACTTTTGAATGGGATTCAGATGCAACAAGTGCTACATCAACACGAGCAACAATTGTTGCTAATGCACCAACATCAGCAGTACAGACTTTAGTATCTACACCCGACAGACACTTAGTATTTTTTGGAACAGAAACTACAATTGGTACAACATCAACTCAAGATGATATGTACATACGTTGGTCGGATCAGGAGAGTATCAATGCTTCAACTTCTTATGCACCTTCAGCAACCAATACCGCTGGTACACAAAGACTGGCCGACGGAACACGGATCGTGGGA